TTGGTAATTTACACTTTGTTCAAGAGCCTTTATTAAGAGGTCCTTGGGAAGATTACTGCGTTGCAGTTGACATGAAGAATGTAGCTTACAGACCACTTGTAGGTAATGGAGTTAGTCGTGACACTTTCATTGAAACTAATGTTCAAGATAACGGTGTGGATGGCAGACAAGACCAGATTATTACTGAGGCTGGCCTTGAAATAAGTGTGCCTGAAACTCATGCTATTTTGAAATTTAGTTAGGAGGTTTTCATGGCATTTACATACGCAAAAGAAGATGGTTATGTTAAAGCTACTGAAACTATAACTGTAGACGCTAATAGTAGTGGTAGTGATGTAGAAACATCAGGAAGTTCGCTTCCTTGCACTGGGCATAGTATTGTTTTAGCTCAGGTTGATGAAGATAGTAATATTACTGCTAAGATTCAATACACAATGGATTCAGGACAAGACGTAACTGTTGGTGGAGTTGGTGCCGACCCTTCGGCAGCCTTATCTTCAAGTACTATGACTTGGTATGATGCGAAAGCAACAGAAGGTAATGCTGAAACAGCTGGAGCTGGTGATAATATCTTAGAAGCATATATCGTTCCTAAGAACGCGCAATATGTTAAAGTTGTTATGATAGCTGCAAATGGTTATGGAGGTGGTAGCGAAGCTACTGAATTATGGTTAGATGGTGTTAAATCTGATGTAGGATTTAGCATTTCTGGCATTGGTGCTGACCCATCATAGTGGTTAGTTTAACAATCGTAGGGGGAGCTTCGGCTCCCTCTACACAAATTTAAGGAATAAAAATGAGTAATACAGTTGCAAATACATGGACTAAAGGAAATAAAGTTACTGCAGTAGGCACAGCAGTTAATCCTTTTAACACAAGGAGCATTGTTATGCAATGGAATCAACCTGTAGATGATAGTAATAATGATGAAATATTAACTCCTATAATAGACATTCCATTAAACAAAGCAAAAAATTTGATAATATGTTGTAATACCGAAGCTCTTAATTGGGGAAGTACAGCTATAGATGTTGTTATATATGGTTCTAGTACTAACAATGAAACACTTTCAAAATGGAAAAAGTTATATGAACCTAGTAGTTTAACAGCTGCTACTATAAGAGCAATGGAAGATGTAGTAATATATGATTTGGAAACAAGAGGAGTTATGCCATATATGAAAATAGGAGTTACTCCTGCGTCTGATATAGGCGCTAGAGATATAGGTTTTACTATTTTTACAACGGACCATTAATATGGCGAAAAAATTAGCAAATGTATTTTCTAGCAGTATAGGTAATCCTTGGCACAGTCAAGTAAAGCCTGACACTAGAAGGAAGTTAAATCTAAAGAAAAAGGTTAAAAAATAATGTCAGTTAATGCTACAATAGGAAATAGAATTGCAGATTTAATAGGAGATACTTATTCTACTATTCCTAGTAATAGTTACAAAGACCTTATTAATGCTGCATTTAATGAATGTGCAGATGCTATAAAACCTGAGCTTCTTTTAAAATACTCACGTACACCTGGAGCTTTAACAGAGGCATCTACTTGGTTAGTAGAAGATAGAAAGATTCTAAAGGTAACTAGAATTGATGCTGATAGCAATGGAATAGAAAGAGAATGTAAACTTCTTAGTGTGACTGAATTTTCTCAAGCAAAAGATTCTGCTAGTATAAGTTATGCTACAGCATATAGTCCTGTATATACATTTGACGATAATAATGACGGAGCTGCATCTTTATCAATTTTTCCTGTTTGTAATAACAATGGTCAAACTGGGAAAATATGGTATTTTGCATATGCATTAGCTACTACAGATTTAACAGGAGTTAATACAACTACTTTAAATACTCAGTATTATATGCCTAGTGAAATAATACATGCTATAGTTCTTAAATCTTGTATAAATATATTACAAGCTTATATGAGTAATCAAATACAAGATGAAGAAGATTCTGAAATAGTTCAATTATTACAAGCTCAATTAGCAGGATTGCAACAAGATTATCAGCAAGAAATATCTAGGTTTATGTCAGACCAAGATGGGAGTGCAGAATAATGACTACAAAAGAAATGATAGAATTAATTCAACAACATCACGCTGATATGAATGAAGTAGAAGCAATAAAGCTTTTAAACAGAGCAAAAGATGATTTTTGTGCTAAAACAGAAATAATTAAAACTAAATATACAAATGTGTCAGATGGAGAAAGTACTACTACAGCAGGAAGAAGATATTATAGTTTGTCTAAATATATATTAAAAATAAGAGATGTATGGTTAAACGATGTTAAGATACCTAGGATAATAGGTAAACCTATAATAGATGATGATACATCAGAGAGTGATTAATGGCTAAAAAGAATAGATATTGGTTTATAGATAATTCAACTAGTACTCTTAGAATGGGTATTGTTGAAAAAGCAACTAACGCTACAACTAAAGATGGCTGGACAAGTGAATATAAATCTATAACTGAAGCCAAAGATATAACAGTTGAAGCTATTATAAGAGACACAGATTTGGCAATAAATGCTTTAACTGCTACATGGACGCAAATACCAGAGCAGTTTCATGAAGCTATGGTATTTAAAGCAATATCTATGGGTTATAAGAAATCTGAAGGTTTTAATATAGAAAGAGCTCAATTTTTTGATGCAGAATATCAGAATATTTTAAAAGAGGCTAAGAAATATTCTAGAAGTAATTATACAACAACAAGTTCTATTAAGCCTCATGAATTTTAACAGGAGAGATAAATGGCTACATTAAGTGTAACTCATCAAGAGTCAATCACAATAAATAACACTCAATATGGCGGTACTAATAGCTTTAGTATTACAGGAATTAACAATGTGATTAAAAGAGTTATAACAGTAGCTGCTAATAATGATACAACTTTAGCGTCTTTTCATTCAGACCAACATGATGATGACATGACTATAGATGTTGAAAATGTAAAATACGTAAGATTAACAAATCTTGACGGAAGTAATCTAATTAATTTAAACTTTCAATTAGATGCAGGAGAAGATGATAGTGCAGCAGATGAATCAGCTAGTTTTCAATTATTAGCTGGGCAAAGCTTTATAATGGGAGATGCAGATGATTGCATGTCCGTTGATGATGATGCAGCTACTCCAGATTTTACAATGCATCCACTAGAGAGTATTATAGTAGATTCTGGTGCAAACGCAGTACAAGTAGAAATGCTTATAGCTACCGTATAATATGAAATTAGGCGACTTATTATTATTAAAAGGTTATATAAATAAAAAACAATTAACCTCTGCATTAAGTAAACAAGCTGAAGAAGCTATTACTTATAATAGGTCAGTGCCATTAGGAAAAGTTTTAATAGAAGAAGGTCATGTAACTGTAGATGAAGTAGCAGAAGCATTAAACGACCAACAACAAGAAATAAGCAAGGAAGTTAAAAAGAAAGAGACAAAAGTTATGGCTACAGAAATAGGTGAAGATAGTAAATTTACATTTGACTTAAAATTTATGGTTACGATAGGAGCTGTTATAGTATCAGCTTGTGCTACATATTTTAGCATACAAGGTTCTATAGATGAATTAAAGTCTAATAATAGTCCTAATAGATTAGAATATGACTATCTTAAAGGTGAAGTAGATAATATAAAAGCTACTGGTGATTTAAAAATTATTACATATCAACTTGAAGAGTTTAAAAGCACATTTTCTGAGATAAAAACATTAGCTAGCCAATTAACACCTTTAGCTTCTGACTTAGAATATATTAAAGCTGAAATAGAATTGCTTAAAAATAAGAAAGTTCCTAAAGTTGATTTGTCTGGAATTGAATATAAGTTAGATAATTTGTCAAATGATATGACTAATATAGAAGAAAGAATGACAAAGCTTGAAAACAAAAAAGATGGAGGAAGATTCTAATGCCAAAAGGAAAAGGTACATATGGAACAAAAAAAGGTAGACCACCTAAAAAAACAAAAGGCAAAGTTGTTAAAAAGAAAACTACTAAAAAGAAAGGTAAGTATTAATGCTATATGCAAGAATTATATGTAATTTGGTTGCGTATGTTGGTTTACTTTTTGGTGGGCTATTTGATAACTCGACTTTATATGTGTCTGGCACAATGGGTACACCTTATGTAAAAGGAAATTTAGAACTTGAAGATGATTATAACTATACAATAGGACTAAGGAAAATAGCTTTATTTCCTTATCAATCATCTAAAAAGTTTTACAAAGGTGATGAATCAGCACTTAGTGACAATGCTTTATTTGGTGCTGTAGATGGCCTAGAATACCTTTTTTCAGCGAGTTCTGTAAGAAATAGGGGTCATGCCTACATGAACCAAGAATACTGGCTTAAATGGTCAAATAATCGCTTTATAGTTAAATTTAAGTATTTAGAGAAAGAAAGTAGGGATTTGCAATTAGCTTATGTTGATACTAGAGCTAAGTTTTCTTTAGGTCCTGTATTTTTGTCTTTAGGCACTAATGTTATGGGGCATCCTGTATATGGACATCCAGCTTACGAAGACTATGAAGACCCTTGGTGGTATTTAGCTTATGAGTATGGGTATACAGATTATTTAGTGCCTTTACATGATTTAAATGGAAACGAAGAAATTGATAATTATTATATATGGATTGAAACTGACCCAATTACTGAAGAAGGTTATTGGGAAATGTTTTATGAAGAAGCTAGTTATTATTGGGAGAACTCTGACTCCGTTGCAGTGGCATACTCTGATGCAGAGTTTTACGAGTATCATATGCCAGCAATAATAGACCAATATAATAAAGACAACAAAGTTAAAGAATGGCAATCAGAAGTTAGTATTGTTGTAGGCATAGATTGTTATCTCGGAGGAGAAAGATTTTATTCCCATTTTTGGGTTAATGCATTTCCTTATACACATGGTTTGACAGAGAAATCATATAATGGAGATAGTATGCAATATGACGTTGGAACTCTGGTTGGTGCCAACCTAAGTGAGCGTATTGGGGTTTTTATTGAGGGTAGTAAATTAAGTTATTATGGAAGAGAAGAGCATAATATTAGCATGGGAGTAAATTATAGATTCTGATGGGAGAATTAGGCGCTTTTTTACTAGGATTTTTAATTGTCTTTGTAGGAGGCCTGATTCTGATTTACGGAGACGAGTTTCCCTTTTAGAGAAGATGGCTCACCCTCCTAGAGACTTTATTGTGTGTGAAAAATGTAAAAAGAAAGTGAAAGAAAAATAAAATGTTGCAAGGAATTATCGTAAAAAAAGTATTAGATTTAGTTATTAAACAAATCTTAAAAAAGTTCAATTTGGATAAAATACAGAAGTATGTAGAAGAACCAAATGAGCTTGATAAGAAAGTTAAAGCTCTTGAGAAGAAGCTCAAGAAATTAGAGAAACTAATCAAATAGGAGAAAGACTATGATGACATTTTTAACAACTAACTGGGAATGGTGTTTATTAGCCTTGTATGTAATTGAGAAAGCAATTAAACTAAGCCCATCCAAAAAAGATGATTTAGTTTGGGATATGGTTTTAAAACCAATAGTTGATAAAATCAAAGGTAAGTAGTGTCTGACGATACTAATAAATTAATATTAGTGATAGACTTGGTGGACAAGCTAGAAGGCAATCTTGTTGAACAATTAGTTCATAAAAAAGATTTGACATGCGTATTTGATGTTATGCCTGACGTTTGTCCACATTGTCATTCAGACGAAATGCACGGTATCGAAATAATGGGAGCTAAAAAAGGAGTCCTATTATGGGAATGTTGTGATTGTTTAGATGTTTATTTAAAGTACGATAAAAAGAAAACTGAAAAAGAATTACAAAGCGCTTCAGGATATTGGACAAATATTAAAGACTGGGGAAAGGTTCCGCGAGCCGAATTTAATTAAAGGCTTTTTGAATGAAAAAGAATAATAAGGGAGTAATAAAAAGAGCTATAGTTACTCCAGACAAGCATGCACCTATACATGATAAAGCAGCAATAAATGTAGTGTGCAAAGCGATAGAATTAGTCAAACCTAATGCATATGTAGATTTAGGTGACTTAGGAGAATGGGCTTCTGTTTCACATTGGCAATGGAAAAGAAAAAAGAAGCCACCTTTGGAATATATAACACCAAGGGTAGAAGAAGATATAAAAGCAGTAAATGAGTTACTTGACATAATTGATGTCTCTTTAGACAAAGTAGGATGTAAAGAGAAACACATTTGTGCAGGGAATCATGATGAGTGGTTAGATAGATTCGTAACAGAGCATCCATACTTAGACTATCGATTTGATAAGGTATGTAGATTCAAAGAGAGAGGATACAAATACCATAAAGCAGGTGAGTATCTTAAAATAGGAAAGCTCTATTTTTACCATGGGCACCATTTCGGTGGACAATACCACGCAGCGAATCATCTTAAGAAGTTAGGTGCCAATATAATGTATGGCCACCATCATTCCCTGCAACAAGATAGCGTGACCTTTATGGATGGACCTAGGTCAGCATGGTCTTTAGGATGTTTAAAAGACATGAGTGCAGAAAAAAACAAATGGCTTGGTGGTAGAGTTCACAAATGGGCTCATGCATTTGCGATAGTTGATTACTATAGAGGTGGTAGATTTACTGTAGATATAGTACAAATAATAGATGGAAGGACAACAGTATGGGGAGAATTACTAGACGGCAACAAATAACTATTCCATGTGATTACTGGGAATCTTCTTTAAATATAGATTGGATATATATAGATGCCTAAACAAGTAGAAGAATTACAAAACTTTAATCAAGGTACAATTACTACACCTTCAGAAAGAGATATTCCTATTGAAGCTGCTGCTTATTCTCTTAATTTAGACCCATTAACAGAAGATGGCAAATTAACAGGAGTACCTGAAGATAGATTAGTAGCTTCTCTTTCCAATAATATTCCTTTTGAGCCTTTAAATTATGGGCTTCAATGGGGAGCTTCTGCTATAAGAATAGCTGATTTAACTCAAATGCCTCCCGCTACAACAGATGGTAATGGCAGTAGAGTTATATTTCAAGGCACTAGAGGGGTTAATGAAGTGCTTAAATACACCTCTTCCTATTTTGACACTAGCCAAATTAAAGATACTTTGTTAAATGTAGAAGAAGGAATAGGAGATACAGAAGTATCTGGTGAAATTTCTACATCAACAAGAGCTTTAAGGGTAATAGATTTTTCTTCTAAAAGAACTGGTTTAATTAACCCAGGAGATGTTATAGCTTTATCTTCAGAAACAGATGTTGCTAATATTCCTAAAAGTATAGAATGGATGCGTGTTACAGAAGTAGAACAGCTAAGCAATACTATATTTGTTGATAGAGGTCATTATAACACAACTCCTGTTAAGTACACTTCTTTAAGTACCAATACTAACATCTATAGATTATCTGGAGTTTTAGGCTGGTTAAATGTAATAGGATGGCAAACACATTTTAAAAACAATCATATAGGTCAAAATCCTTGTATTATTTACGTAGCTAATGCAGGAGCTACCTCAGCAGATAATTTAACTCATGATGCTGCAAATAAAACAATTACCATTACACAAAATTCACTTGTCAATAATTTAGGAGCTAATGATTCTTTAGAAGACTTAGTAAGAAACAACGATATTATTAAAATAATTAATGCATCAGGTGGAGTAGCTACAGTTAAGATAGATTATGTCACAGATGGTGTTATAAATTACTCTAGCATAAGTGGTAGTTTATCTACTCAAACATCTGGAAGTTATTGGATAGATTGTAATAAAATAGCTAATGGTAATTTTAGAGCATACAATACTAGTGCTAATGGTAAAGCTCCATATGGATGGACCACCACTATTAATCCTTCTGGAACTGCAACATACGATGATGTTTATGCTGATGATACTAAAAGTATAGGCTCTCCTCAGTTATCTACAACAGGTGGTATTACAGGGCTTAAAGGAAATGAAAGAGATACCTCTAATAGTAATTATGATTCAAACGAGTCACCATTTTTAATTTTGTCAAATGCTAGAGATACATCTACAAGCGTAAATAGCATTACATTAACAGATGCTATTACTAAAGATGGTAATAAAACTAGATTTAGAGTATCTAATCCAAGTTTAATTACAGAAGGTGATACTTTAGTATTATCACATGGAGTTGGGGTGACAATAACTGATGGAGGTGGAGATGTTTATACAGGAGTAGATGCTAGTCCATATCTTCAGAATCATTACAATGCAGGCTATTTGTATGAAGCTTTAAATGTAGCTAGTTTTAGCGATAATGAAACTGTCGTAATTACTGTTCCTTCTTCTATAGGAGGAAGTGGAGAAGATATAACTTTTAGATTTGAAGATACATCAAGCGGTACATTAACAACTGCAGGAGCTAATCGTATAATTAGTATATCTAATGAAGATGCAGCAGGAGCAAATGCTTCAGATTCTCAATTAGCTAAAAATATAGTAGCGGCTATAAATGGATGCCCTGACCCGCAAAGAGTAACTTACGGAACAAGCAATGGAACAGGAGATACAACAACTGGTGTAGCAGGACTTAGTGCAGCAGTAAATTCAGAGACTAATACTAAAGTAGATATATGGCCTGTTAATGGAGTTGCTGAAGAATATGTAAAAGTAGAGTCAGTAGAAGTAAGTGAAGATGCTGGAGGAGACGCACAGCCTGGTTATATAAATGTAAAAAGAGCTTATCATGGTAATTTACAAGCTCATTCAGCAGGAACATCTATAAAAAGAATTTTAAGAACTCAAATAAAACAAACAGTAGGAGCATCTGGATTTGACTCTGTACAAGAAGGTAAAAAATATAAATTAACATGGTGGGTAGCTGATGTTACTAAAGCTTGGTTAGGAAATAATGATTATCATTTAAAACCTAGGCTAAACTTTAAAGTAGGATGCGCAGGTGGTTTTTTATTAGGAGGAGAAGATTGGTCTTCTGATAAATCTATTGTAGGGGCAAATGGAGAAAAAGCATGGCTTAATTCTCTTAATTATTCTACAATTGTAGATGGAAATACAAAAACTGCTAAAGGTGATTTTGGAGGAAGTTTATATCATACATGGGCAGGTAATAAAGATATTACTAATGCATCTGCAACTGGATGGGTAAGAGGAGTTGTAGCTAATAATTATCAAGTAGGAAGAAATAATATGCCAAATATAGGCAGTTCTATTTCTTTTGTTCAAGATTCAGGGACTACTCATAATGGAAATTGGACTTTAGGAGATGCAACTAATGAAAATTTTGCCAATATTGAAGCAAGTTCTAAGTATACTACTTCTTCTACTGCTTTATTACATTTAAATGGAGCTATACATGATAAGTCAATTATAGGTATTCCAAATACAAATGGTGACTTAGTGTATTATGCTGGTTGGCAAACAGCTTTAGTTACTGATTCTGATGATTTATCAGGAGAAACTACTGAAACTACTTTAAACTCAAATGGAAGCAATCCTATTAGAAAAGCTTATTTAGAGTTTGAAGATTATGTAGGTGATAATACTGCTACTACTCATTACTGGTCTCTTCTTACAACACCTGAATTTTTTATATCTTCTGCTGATGGAATGTTTGCGTTATTTAGGGTTCCAACCAGTAAAAATAGCAGTGGTTTTAAAGATGGAAAATCATATCCTACTGGTAATACTGTATCAAATGCTAGTCTTAATTTTAGTGCAGGCGCTGCTCATGCAAAATACAAAACATATTTTTTGGTACCTACAGATGGAGCAGAAGTAGGAGCGTACAAAACTCTACCAACGCAAATAGCATCTGGAGGAACATGGGCAGGAGATGGAACAGATAGTATGTCAGGGGCTGTATTAGCTACTGGTATAGCCTATGCTAAAGCTTTAAAAGAATGTATAGAAACTGCTTTTAATAATGTTAATGGCGATGGAGTTACAAGATTTAATGTCCATAGAGATGGAGCTAAATTGTGCATAGAAGATGCTATAGGAGGAGAAATATCTCAAACATGGAAATCAAATTATATTAATAGTTCTGGAGAACTTATTGAAAGCTATCAAAATGGAATTGCTCAGTTTTCTCCTTTTACTAATGATGATTCGTTTTCCGAATGGAATACTAATGGAAAAATGCATTTTAAAGTTAATGTTAACAACCGAGATATATTAGATGGAACTTTTTCTCATTATTGGTGGGCTTCTAGTATAGAAGATAGTGGTCGTAATATTCTTGATGGAGCATTAACAGGACATAAAGGATATTTCAAAGGTGATGGTTTAGGATTTAATTTAGGAGCAATAACAGAAGGAGGTGATTATCCAGCAGGTGGTTCAGATATAAATCCTGTTTGTCAATTTTTAACATGCTATCATATTGGAGCTGCTACTGCTGATGCAGCTAAAGGTGCTGCTAATTTAAAGTTAGCTATAGAACATGCTAATGGACAAAATGGACTTATTACTGGAGCTGTAGCAAATACAGATGAGTTGACTTTAACAAGAACAGATATTACAAATGGAGGGCAGGTACTTGATACAAGCAGATTTCCTGATAGATTAGAAGATGACTCTTCTACTATGTTTTCTATTCCTTCTGAAAATGTTCAATATTTCGAATTTTATACAGGAGTTAATAATTCAGATACAGGTTCAGGTAAAACCATTCTTTGGCATAAATGTGAATTTGCTTTTACATTACCTGATGACAAAGATATATCTACATTAGATGTATATTTTGAATCTGATGGTGAAGTATGGGGAACTAGAGATGGTGGAGATATCGGTGAAACTGTAGTTGATAAATATTCATCTTTAATAGGGATAGATTCTATATCTTTAGTTGAAGATGTAGAAGTATTGCCTTCAGCTGGAGTAAACTCTAATATAACTTCTTCTGCAACTATGAAAGATGAAGAAAATAAAGACTTACTTATTTACTATAATAAAAATCAAAGCACTGTTAATGTATTGGAAGATTTTGGAGACCCCTTAGAAGGTCATTTAAATTTATTTAAAACCGATGAAAACTTTCCTTATTCTGCAGAAACAGGAATTATTCCTAATTTTGTTAAGAACAATAGAGAATTTCACATAGGAATGGGGCCTAATAAACCTTCTATATGGGCGGGTTTTTTAAATCACAAACAATTTGGAAATAGTTTACTTGATAAATTTGTCATAGATACTAGTGAAATAGGAACATATGATTCTCAAGGGGCATATACAATGGATAAAATATGCCAAAGTGGTTTTTGGTTAGTTGAGAATATTGGAAATTTAACAGTAGGAGCAGCTATTCATGATAGTGGAACGCGTTTAAGGCTTCATATTCCAAGAAATGAACATTATTTAGAAACTGGAGACAAGTTAATAGTAAAAGGAGTTTCTAGCAAAAAAACTCATCAAAATTCAGGAGCTCATTCTGATATAAATGATACTTCTATTTACGATGCTACTTGTCTTTATATGCATCCTTATAACACTGAAAATGATACAGGCTATAATGACAATGGCCATCCAAAAGGGGCAAAGATTATTGAAATAACAGACGAATATCTAGAAGTTGATGCTTCTGATTTAAGTTATACTTTTAGTTCAGATGTTAGTCAAGCTTTTCAAGTTTATCCTGCTTATTATTATGGAATAGCCCGTGATTCATTTAATATATTTAGAATTGACATGGAAACAGGAGAAGTAACAAAAGGAGAACTTTCTTTTAAGGCTCAATCTATTTGTGCATCATATAGTCAAAATGAAGATGAAGTAGGTGGGACGATGCATAAATTTAAAGGAGGTAGGGTTTGGATTGCTGAAAAACTTGCTGGTTTAATTCATGAAGTAAATGTAGCTACAACTAAATGGGAAAATTTTTCAAAAAGCGCTACAGTTAATCCTGTTTGGTCTACTTGGTGGAGCAGCACTGAAGAAAATGCAGATTTGTCAAATGTGACGGTAAAAACAAAACCTCCAACAGACAGAGGGCATATATCAGACATTATTCAAACTTGGGGATTAAAAGGAACTACTGATTCTTTAGAAAATGATTCTGATTCTAGGTTATGGATACAGTTTTATCCTAATTCTGGAAATAGTTTTGGACCTTTAGATAATTTTATATATTGTGGTAATGTTGATAAACTGCAAGGAAGTTCTACAAATCATATTTATTTTGCTAATAGAACAATACCTTTGAACCATACAGGAGGGGGAACTCAAGAACAATTTGACCCACATAATAGATATGGAAAAAGAATGAATGAATTAGCTCAAATAGGCTCTAATTTAGGAGGGGCTAATGATACTCTTAATATGAAAAGTCGTTTAATTGCTAAGACAAAAATAACAAGCCAAAGTCATTCTCCTACTTTTACTAGAAATCTTTGGTTTACTCCTGAAACTATTAATAATACATGGGTAAGTAATCCTAATATAACAGACAAATATCATAGTGAGTTACATTTTAGAAGAACTAATGGAGAATGGGAATATGATAAAGCTAATACCTGGGTTGGCGGTGGAGGTTTTAGAAATTATGCTGAAAATATAGGCTGGGATTCAGATACACCTGAATTTAAAGTTATAAGATATGGATTGGTAGCTTTAGCTGATAATGATTTTGATGGAGTTATAGATGGAACAGGACTACCTGTTGCTAGTGCAGCAAATATAAATGCTGGATTTGAAAATGGAAAAAATTGTTCTAGCCATGCAGCAGCAGTTTTAATGCAAACAGATGCTAAATGGATTATGAACGGAAATGTTGCAATGGCACAGTCTTTTAATGCTGCTTATCAAGAATGGAGAAGTTTTACAATGGGAGTTAACCATGGAGGTGTTGGTTATCGCTTTAGTGAAGAATTTGTTTATCCTGATTGGATGCCTGAATCTTGGTATGATATGGTAGGGTCACAAGGGACTATAAATTTTTTTGGTATGGGAACAATGGGAGGAGCAAATACTATTGTAGATGGTACATTTAATAAATCAGTAGAATTGTTTAAACCTGATACATTTTTTATGGTTACTTCTGATATATGGAAAATGGAAAAAGCTGATGGAACTAGCAACCATGAAGATAATACTAATGCAAATAGTAAGGGTGCTTGGTTAATTCCAGATAATGGTAGCTATGGAGGCAAATTTAGTCATGCTTCTAAAAGTAATGACAGTAGAGATGGAGAGTTAGAGCATTGGTCTTCTAGTGATGGAAGCGACCCTGATGCTGTTATATTAAAAGATAGAGTTCATTTATTTAGAACTGCAGATAAACATCATTTGTCAATTGGTGATAATATATTATTTAAAGGACCTAATTGGAGAACAGACCATGGAAGTGCTGTTTTTTCAAATGATAACTATGCTAGAAGCCCTGAATATGCAGGAAGAGTGCCTGTTGTAGGAATTGTAGATGAATATCATGTTTTAGTTAACATAACTCATAATGGACAAGCAACTGGAAATTCTGCTAATGGTGCTAGTGTTAATCATGCATATGTAGGAGGAAGTACATATGTTGAAAATAATACTGATGTTAGTCCTGCAGAAACAGGAATTGGCGAAAGTTTTATGAATTGGAAAGTTGGTGGAAGTGAATGGTTGCCAGGCTATCATCTTGGAAGTGATACGCAAGTAAAAGAAATGAGATTTTTTGGAGGAAGAGTACCTTTACATGATGAAAAAATAGAAGGTTCAGGAATGAAATTCTTTTCTGATGGAAACTGGCTAGGAAATTTTCATTTTAGTACTAATCATGACTATGCAACAGACACTGCTTCGCATAGACCTCAAGGAGTTCATGTTTTTCAAACAAGTTTATTAAGTTTTTGTCACGCAAGAATGATACGTCCTTTAGGAGATTTAGATGTATCTGGAGTTGCTAATTTTGATATAGATAATTCTATATCTTTATGGATGCCTACTATGCCTATGGGGAGTCCAGGATTAACGTCATTTGACTTTAGAAATAGCTCTTATTCAGTAGCAAGTAAAAGTATTCTTGGAGCTACTAAACTTTACATGACTCAGGCAAGTGGAGGGGATACTAAGCTTTATTCTTTTGATTGGTCTCACTTAATGCCTGATACAAATAGAGCAACTTTTGATGGAGTCGATTATACTGAAACAACTTCTATGTATAGTTCTCATAGAAGTTTTGGAACATATGAATTAGGAGATAGAAGTGCAGATAAACGAAGAACTTTAACAGATATGACTAATTCTAATATGCATGCTAGTAATTCGCATCACGAATCTGCAAAAGGTAGATTTAGATTAGCTGGAGATAGACTTACTCAAAGTACAGATACTGGAATAGATGGAGGAATAGCAGCTGCTGATAATAAACAAAATTTTATGATTCCTGGTGGTTTTATGATAAAGGCTGGAGCAAACAATTGGAATGGTGAGATGCTTACCTATTTTGATGACGCAATGAGTAAAACAGGTAAAGCTGGTATTATATTAGGAGGAAGTGCTCAAGGATTAGGTCACAATAATGCTGATGGATATTACAGACCTAATGGTTCTTTATTTAGCAGTTGGAGGCATGATACTATTCCTTTTTATATCAGAAAAGGCGCTTTAAACGATTTAGTTGCAATATATTCTTATGTATCTCCTCAAAGAGAGCTTAAGCATAAAAACGCAGATGCAGAAAGAGATTTAAACCCTGAAGTTAATCCTCTTTGGACGTTAGGATTGCATAAAACAGTAGCAAGGAAAGTTATAAGTTCTTATGCTACAACTGGAGGCTATGGAACAAGAGCTACAACTACAGTTCCATCAGATAAAGAAAAAATTACAACTTATTTTGTAGGTGCGAACAGGTGGATAGTAGCAGCTGATGGCGATGTTCATGATAATTTAGCCGCTAAAGGATATGATGGCGATAATATGTTAGTACACATTAATAATTCTTATCAAACTTGGGACCCTGTAACAGGTGAAATTTTTGTAAGGACACATTATCCTTTACCAGCTACTCCAGGAGTAAATGCAGGAGAATCTGTTACTTTTATTCAATCTAGAGATGCTGCTTTATGTCCTGTAAGATTAGATTTAGATGTATTACCTCCTTATCATTCATACACAGGCCCAGGAGACAAAGCTATAGTTAGAGTTGAAGGAAAGCCTAATGATGGTCAAATTAAAATTACAGTAGGAAGCCCTGTTCCTTCAGATTTTGAAGAAAATATTGGAGTTATAGGAAATAACGAAAGCGGAGGGGAGTATAATAATGATTGGTATTTGCCTACATCTGGAGATAGAATAAAAATAACAGAAACTCAAAGTTATAATGGAGAATATATACTCGATTCAAATGAAGGTTATAAAAGATTAGCAAATGGATACACAGGTATAAATTCAGAAGCAGAAAGAGGTAGAATTGAAATAATACATGGACGAAAAGCAAATCCTTTGACAATTGTAGGATTACAAGGAATTACTTTAGGAGGTAATATTCAATACCATAATAATGATACTATGACAACTTCTGTATCTGACAGGACTCCTTCTTTTTGGCATAAAATTTTAGGAGTAGCTAAATCAGGTAGCTTTAAGATTGGTTTTCTAGATAAGTTTTTTGGTACTAGTTTTTCTGATACTGCTAATTCTACTGTTAGTAGTAGAAGGTATGGTCACTATAACTATTCTAATTCATGGACTGAATCAGTTGATTCTCAACTTGCATCAGAAAATCATTTATTTCAAGCTGATATAGGATTTATAATAGAACCAGGTTCTGCATCTGGAGCAGGTGCTGCTAATTTTAATGAATTTGGTGATTATAAATATAAAGTATCTTTAGTTTATGATGGATATCAGGAAGGCCCTTTAAGTGAAAATCATTGGGGGATAGATAGTTTAGATACTGGAGTTAGTTATAATTCATATAATATTACTTTGACTATAAAAGACCCAAGTCCAAGATTAACTTCTGTTTGTTTGTATAGAAAAAACAATGAAAATGATTTATATAGATTGGTAGATGAAGTTGCTACTGATTCGACAAAATGGAAGAGCTTAGATACTTCTCATACAATAACGATAGAAGATGATGGAGGACTACAAGCTACATTTGAATCAAGAGCAGGATATTCAGAATTTTTAACAAATCCATTTGTTAATTACGGAATAGGTGCAGAAATGGGAGGATATCATTTTGTAGCAAATTGTTCTCATCCTCAAATAAAAGATGCTTCTCATATGATATTTAGGTCTTTGCCTGGAATGTTTGATTTGTTTAATTGGGCTAATGATTATTTAACATTGCCTACAAAGCCAACTGCTATGGCTAATTTTGCTGGAAGATTATATGTTTTTGATGAAATAAATACTTATAGAATAAATCCTCAAACATTAGTAATAGAAGATACTTTTCATGGCTCAGGATGCGTTGGTATGCAAAGCTTAATAATTACTGATTATGGTATGTTTTATTGCGATAGAAAGAACGCTTATATGCACAATGGTTCTAATCCTACTATTATATCTATTCCTATAAAAAAAGGAGGAGGTTCAGATATATCTTCTTTTAATATTTCAGATTTAAGTTGGGAAAAAACTGCAGGAAATAATAAGTCTATGAATCCTCTTATTTCTTTTGACAATAAAAGAAATTCAATTTTATTTTTTGTTGAAAAAACAGGAGATGAAAAAGTTAGCCATTCTAGATATTATTGTTGGGCTTACTCTATAATGCAATCAAGATGGGATTTATGGGAAGTGTCTACAGGAGATGATGGAACTGGTACATTTGACTCAAGTAAAGTAACAAAACCATCTTCTGTTGTTACTACGACAGATGGAAAAACATTTGTAACTATGGATGATTTATTAATAGACTATTTAGGAGGAACTAATACAAAGCCTTGGCAATTTTTAAGTAAAAAATTAACAGCTGCAACTCAAAGCCAAAAGAAAGTTTGGAAAAATATTAAACTAATAGGTAATGATGATGATGTTACTACTATCGTTGGAGATGCAAAAGGAAGCATATCTATAGCTGTTGATGATACTGTTATAGAAAATGCTGATAGAGCATTTACAAAAGACAGTCCAGATGGCAAAATAACTATTAAAGGAACTTCTAAAACTGGCAGATATTTGCAATTTTTATTAACTCAAATGGAAGATTCTATAGACGCTATAGGGATTGTATTTAGAAGAAAAGGAGTAAAATAGTGTCAAGCAATCCTTCTTTAAGAAAAAAAGAAAAATCATCTCTTTCAGCTCCTAAAGTTAATGACCCTGATGTTCAAAGAGCTATTGAAAAAATATATGAAGATTTAAATAAATTAAAAGATGGGACAAATAAATCTACTGGAACTGATTCAGAAGAATACGAAGGAGACCCAGGAGATATAAGGATTATTAAAACAAGCGAAAAACTTTATAATTTAGAAGCTAAAGGTGAAGAAGGGTGGGTAACTCCAAAAATAGGAGAAGATGTTATAAAATGGCATCCTATAGGTTCTAGAAAAAAATATGAACCAGCTAAAATATCAGAAGATGGCGAAGTAGAAGAACCACCAGAAGCAGTTACCGCTGATAATATAGAAAATTTTACATCTAATTTTTTAACAAATATAGACCCTGATTATGATAGTGGTTGGGTTGATGTAAATAGAACAAATAGTTCTAGAAGTTTTAGACTTGACCATGATTTAGATTTTGAAACTGATTCTCCTAGAATAATACAATGGTTTGCAAGAGATTCATATGGAGATTATGGAGGAAACCCTGCTACTAATAGAATATATCAACCACAATCTTATTATTACGGTTCAGTTACAGATGGAGCTGCCTTTTTAGGAGTCGATTATTGGGTAAATAACACCCAAGTAGGATATGATTCATATGCTAGTTATTGGATGCATTATATTTATGATGGCACTTCGCATAAAAAATGGGATAGAATGGATATAAGAGTATTAATATGGAAATAAGTGTTGCTTTTAAATAACAAATATATGTATATTATAAGACAGAATAGGAGAAATTAATGTCTAATTGGGCAAATAGTACAGAATATAGAAACCAGCTTACTCAAGGTAGGCATTTTGGTAAAATGGTAAATCCTGGTCAAATTCAACAAATAATGAGACCAACACAGGATATGATAAACCAACAAGTAGGTATTGGTAATCAACTAATGGACCCTAATTCTGATATTAATGCTCAAATGAGAGGTCTTATGGAGCAAAGAGCTGCAGAAGCTGGGCAACAACAAATGTCTGCGATGAGAAGAATGGCTGCACAAGGCAATATGTCAGCAGGCCAAGCTATGATGAATGCTCGAATGGGAATGGGTCAAGCTATGGGTGATGTTAATCAACAAGCTACTGCAATGCAACAAGGACAATTTACCCAAGGTTTAGGTGTTTTACAAAACATGACTCAATTACAACAATCTCTAGGTCAGCAATATTCTAATGCTTATTTGCAAAGAATAGCTCAAAATAGATTAGTTAAGAAGAAGAAAAAGAAATGGTATCATAGAATTGGCTCTTTATTTGGAGGTACTGGACCAAAAAAGACAACCTATAATTATCAAGAAGGTGCAGGAAGTGGGGCACCAGAATAATGCAAGGATTATACGCACCAACAGCTGAAGATTTAGAAGCAATGCAATCAAACAGAGCAAATGCTATGCAAGCTAGTAGTATTGCTGGTATTATAGCTCATATACCACAAATGAGAAAGCAAAAGAAAGCTTCTCAATATTGGAGAGAAAGAGATGCCCAATTTAACGCTCCTATTACAGTAGGTCAAGGTGGAATACTTACAATGACCCCTGAAGCTATGTCAGGATTGCAATTTGGTTCTATGACAGATGAGTGGAATAAGTATAAAACTTATATGGACTCTAAAGGAGTTGGAGTTACAGAAGAAGATTATTTGGCATTTAAGCCATTCTATGAATTAAAAATGGATGAATACGGCAAAAATATTGCTAGCAAATTTAATTCCATGGAAATGAGTGGTGTAAGTTCTTCTGCGATTAGAGATTTAGTAACAGGAAATCAAAATCTTAGAGATACTATGGTTCAATTAGGGGCTTTAAATCCAGATATGCAAAGTATATTTGCAAAATATACTCAACCTAGAACTGGTTTAGTTGGTGGATTAAAAAGTTCTATTCCTAATGCTTTAATGACAGGTGCTGCTTACGCTGCTCCTGTTGCACTTGGAGCGGCTGGATATACTGGCTATCAAAAACTTACAGGTGCTAAAAAGCAACCAGGTTTTTTAAAAAATCTAAAAGGCGCTTTTGATGTAGGCACTGGAAAAAGATTTACACAAGAAGCAATAAAGTCTGATAAATTGAGAAAAAAAGGCATATGGACTACTAAAGATAAAAAGCTGATTGGTAAAAAACAAGCATCTGTTGATAAAGCTCAAAAAGCATTAGACAAATTACAAACTAAAGCTGGAAAGCTTAGAAAAGGCAAATCTCAAAAAGCTTTAACTAAAGCACAAACAAATCTTAAAAAAGCAACTACAATTCTTGATAAAGCTAAAGCATCTAAAAAACCAATGTCTAAAAGCGCTATTACTAGCACTTTGACAAAAGCTCTTAAAAATAAAGGAGTAAAAGGAGTATATGATACATTAGTTAAAAGAGTAGGTAAAAGAGCTGCACTTGGTTTACTTGCTAGAGTTGGTTTAGGTACTGCTGCTTCTTTCACTGGTTTAGGTACTGCATTTGGAGTAGGTATGAATATAACAGCTGCATATCAAATAGCTAAAGCTTTAGCAGGTGCTTTAAAAGAAGTAGAAGGAGATTCTACAATGTCAGAAAAAATGTTTGGAAAACAAACTTCTAGCTTAGAAGGCGCAACATTCTAGTGTGGCTGTCCAACAGCAAATACAATTTCAACCTCGTTTAAGTTCAATTCAAACTCGTCAAGTAATTGACGGCTATAAACGTAATCCCTCAAGATACAACGAAGAACTTCTTGAAGATTTAAGACAACACGCATATTATCATAATATTCCTTTCTATGAAGGTGACTTTTCTATCATAGACGCTGTTAAACAAGCAGGAGGGGGCTTTATTGAAGGTTTTACTACTTTAAAGGTAGTAGACCCTCCTGACAACGAATACGAAGCAATAGCACGTAATATAGGCCATTTAGCAGGTTTTGCGCCTGGTATGCTAGCTGGACCAGCTAAAGCTCTTAAGCTTACTGGCATGGCTAAAGCAGCAGGATTTTTAGGTGATAAATCTGTACCTATGGCAGCTGCAAAGTTTGCTACTAATAAAGCTAGAGGACTAGTAGGAGGCTTAGTTAAAGCTAGTCAAGGTAGTAGATTCCAAGCAGCTAATGCAGCTAGTAAATTCTTACTTGGCAATAGAGCTAAACATATAGCAGAAGGAGCTTTTCATTTAGGTGTAGCTAGTTCTGTATCTTCTGTATGGGAAGGCGTAGATGTTATGCTTGAAAGTTTCTTTGGAGGAGCTATAGCTGGTGGTGTATTTAGAGGGATAGGTAATTTAATACCTGGAGACAAAGGAGCTGATAAATTTATAAGAGGATTAGCTGGTTCTTTGTTTATGGGGATACCTGCTAGTCAAAGAGGAGCCACTACACCAGAACAAGTATATGAATATCTAATGGGTGCTTACTTTGGTAGTAAAGAAATGCCGTGGTTTAGAGCTAGTGCAGGTAAATTCCTATCAAAAATGGAAGAACAAGCTAGAAAAGACCCTAAGATAGCAGTAGAAAGAAATCCAGCTGATATGAAAGGATTTTCAGAGTTACCTGAGATAGTACAAAAGCATGTTAAAAAACAAGCTGAACAAATATATGGTAAATGGGGAGATAATGCAGGTAGAGCTCATGAATTAATGAAAGAACTTGGCATATTAGAACAAATACCTGCTGATGCTCCTATGGAAATGGGCTATCCTATTTTACAAAAAGTTGTTCAAGGCGTTAGAGGCCAATCTGGTACTAAACCTAGTGAAATATTAGACTTTGGCGTTAGTGGAGGTGCTAAAGGAGCTGATGCTACGTGGGCTACTTACTTAAAAAGAGCTGGAGTACCTACAGTTCATTATATTCCTCAAGGAGGAAGCTCAAAGTTAACTAGAGACAGGACTGCTGGTGTACCTAGAGAAATGTCAAAGAAAGAACTTTTAAATAACTTAGAAGAAGTAGATAGAGCAGCTTCTAATCTTAATAAACAAACTCCATCTGATGATTATACCTTAGATTTACAGCTTAGAAATGCTGAGATAGTAAAAAAATCATCCAAGATATATGCAATAGGGACTATAATGACTCCTAGTTCTGCTAATAAACATACTAAAAAGAATCCCCAATTACATGGAAGAGCATTAGAAGGTGGTACTGGATGGGGAGTTCAGATGGCAATAAATGCAAGAAAACCTATATTTGTCTTTGACCAACCTAGTAAAAAATGGTTTGCATTTGACTATGGAGTCAAGGGTGGTGGAAGATTTAGAGTTATGCAAGGTATTCCTGATTTAGTTAAAAGACCTGGATTGGTAGGAAGTAGAAAGCTAACTAAAGCTGGTAAAAAAGCTATTAAAGATGTTGTAATTAAGAAATTTCCAGAAGCTTACAAAGGACAAAAGCCTGATGAATCTCAAAAAGGTATTAATGCAGATATATTAGATAAGCATCCTGAGGTAATTAAAGAATCTATACAATTAGCTGAAAGACAAAGAGAGTTAACTAAAAATATAACTGAGCTTGAAAATGTTATAAAAGACAAAGAAATAGACAAGAAAAACATTGCCAAAGCAAAAAAAGAGATAAAAGCTAATAAAGCAGAGTTTAAGAAGAATGATAAAAGATTAACTAAATTAAATAAACTTTCTCCTTCACAACACTTTGACATTGAAGGAAATGTAGTTGATGATTCTGCTCCTTCTGTAGATACAGGTATGGCTAATACTAATACAGGAAACAAAGCAGAGTATTTTGTAAGAAGCTTTATGAGAGATTTATATAAAGGAGATGAGCTTCCTCAAACACAAAATGCTAGAATAGCTAATGTTTCTAAACAAGTACATCAATTATTTATAAAACATTTTGATAAGAATTTTAAAATAAATAACTCAGAAGAGTTTGCTTCTGATATACAAAAAATATGGCCTAGAGATTTATCTAGAGAAGCTAAAGGTTATTTAAGAGCTTGGTTAAGGTCTTCTAATAATAGTAAATCTAACACTTATTTAAAGGTATCTGATAAAAAAATAAGGCTAACTAATCCTAATAATCCTAGAACTTACGCTGGTAAAAGAAAGAAAGTTCAAAGAGCTCCTTCTGTATTAGAATTATTCTATGAAGCTAATAGACCTAAAGATGATATAGGTGAGCCTATTGCTTTATTTGACGAAGTAACAGTTAAGAATAAAAGGGGTAGTAATATAGACGTTCCTTTATATAAGCTTAAAAAGCATTGGGCTAATGAAAAAATAGGTCCTAAAAATATACGTAGAGGAGAAAAGAAAGCAGAAACTAAGTTTAGGGCTTTGCAATCAAAGATTATAAATTATATGTTTAAAAATCATAATATGCTTCCTTTAGGTGGGGTAGGAGATAAAGCTAGAATGATGTTTGTTAAAATTCATCCTAATGCTAATTTAAAACCTGCTAAAATTAAAACTGAAGTTGCTACTATTAGAAACGAAATTAATAAGTTTAAATATAAAGACAAAAATGGTAAGATTAAAAAGCTAGATAGCGATATAATGAAAAAGTATAAAGCTGATAAAAAGCAATATACTAAACTATTTGGAGATAAAGCTGGGAAAGAATTTGATAGAATATTTTATTCTAATGTATTATATGATATGAGCTTAAATGGATTTAAAACTCCTAAAAATAAGACTGAATTTAGACAAGTATTTAGAAAACTATTAAACCCAGAACAGTTTGTAGGAAGTGCAGTTGCTTATAATAAAAGAGCTCAAATATGGTTTAATTCTTTTCATGGTGGAAATAAAGACTTTATGAAAAACTATAAAGGAGCTGATGGTAAAGACTTAGGATTAGATGTTGATGGTAATTTTAAGTATGTACTAATAGGAGACCCTACTAAACCTAAAAATAAAACAAGTTTAGAAGCTTTAAATGTAGAGCTACCTGAGCATGTAGATGGAGCTATAATAGCTAGAAGTGATGTTGTAGATGCTATATTAAGAGATGCAGGGCTTCCTGAATCTGGACAAAATAAGTCTTTTATTATATCTAAAAACCCTGAATTAGGAGCATTATTAGGCAAGTATATGATACATGATGCTGGTAAAACTGCTACACAACAAATGCAAAAACAAGGATTGCATTTTATGATTATGACTTCTGCTGCTAAACAAACAGGTAATAGAAAAGTTACTGATTACAGAGTGGCAGACAACGGAGATTTGACATTTAAAAAAGGAACTGAAACTTATGGGTTGAATCCTGAAGAAATATTCTATTCTCCTTCTACATTTGGACAAAAACATATGACTCAAAATCAATCTTGGGTTAAACAATTATTTACTAATTTCCAACAATTTGGACATGCTGGTGTGTCTAGAGAGGTGATAAATGATATAGCAGATACTATTATTAAAGGTTCTGCTGAAGGAACTAAAGAAGGTAATGCTATTTTAAAGAAATACGCAGATACTTTAGATGACAAATATATTAAAGATATTATAAATAACGTAGATAAGATAGGAACTCAGCAATTATTGGAAGTGTCTAAAAGGCCTGGAGCTGAAAGATTTGCTGATTCATTATTGCAACATATGTTAAGAGTTAATATAGAGGCTGTCAACTCTGCTGTTAGAGAAGGAGAAGTAACAGTAGAGCAAGGAGAACAGTTTAAAGAAAACGTTAGAGACTTTAATTCTGTAGCAGATAGACTCCTTGAACTATCAGCAGAAAATAGCAAAGAGGCTAACAGTAAAGGTCAAAATGGATACTCAGCATATTTTCATAAGTTTGTAAGAGATTATAGAATGGCTACTATGCATAATTGGGTTACTCATAAAATAACAAGACCTAAAGTAGACAATTCTGCTGTTGGATTTATTAGACCTTATGATAAATTTATGCAAAGGAAATTCCCTGAATTAAATAAAAGAGATGATATATTTTATTTAGATAATGCTTATAAAGAAACTGTTATAAACTTAGCTTATCCTATTAAAAATAGAAATAATATGAAACTAGGTGAGCTTTGGGATACCTTTAATAAGAAAAAGAACTCAGGTGAGTGGAAAAAAGGCGATAAACTATATGACTATGTTCAAGATATATTTGACGCAGTAGTCTTACGTGTACCTATGGACTCTGCTTCTGGTGCCCATAAGCTTAGGTTTAAAGGCTTTACTGATAGAGTAGGTCATGGTATTATGATGCATTCTAGAAGTATGAGAGCTCTTGGTGGTGCTGACCTTGATGGTGATGAAGCTTTCTTTTACTTTGGTGGTAGAACTGAAGATGGTAAAGGTGCTGGTATGAAAAAATCTTGGAAAGAAGCTATACATGCTCAAAAAGAAGAGTTTTATACTGGCAAGGGTAATAAAAGAGATGTTCAACATAATAAGAAAGCTATTATAAAAGTAGGTCCTGATAAAGGGAAAACTTTTTCAGAAGTATTTACTATCCCTGGTGGTGAAGATTTAAAAAGAAGTAAAACTTTATTTTACTCTCCTATGTCTAGGCTTAACGCTTCTCAAGGAGCTGTAGAAGGTAGAGATATGCTAGGAATAGCTGTTAGCCAAGGGCAAATAATGAAATCTACTTATAATACTATTATGGATACTCCTGGAAGACAAGATGTATTTGAGGTTCAACATGGATTTGGAGAAAATAGAAAAACTATTAGAATTACAATTAAACCTAGGACTGCTAAAGAATGGCAAGAATTACAAAGAGAAATGACAAGAGCTCAAATAGCTTTTGCATCTGACCCTCTTGATGAAGCAGGCCTTAAAGATGCTAAAGTCTTTTTTCAAAAATTACATCAAGCTCATTTTAAAATAGCTAAAGTTGAAGAAAAGGTTGGTAAAAAATATTTTAAAAGTGATATAGATGTTGAGGACCTTTCACCTTTTCAATTAAAAAATGGTATATATGGAAAGATATACAAGCTTAACTCAGCTAACTTTGGTAGAAACTGGAGTGAAGGTAGAAACTGGACATTTGACGAGCGTCATTCTATGAATAGAAATATATATGATTTTTCCACAGAACAAATAAATACTATGCTTCCTAAAATGGCAGAAACTTTAGTAGGAATAGATTACTCTGAAAATCTATTTAAAAGATTAGACAA